GATTCTTAAGCGGACTATTAACAATCATGTCCGCGTTTTGGTATCCAGATATTGGAGACCATACAAATATTGGATAATTTTTTGGGGAAACTATTAAAGCCTCACCCCAATTATCCAGATAATACTCATCAGCAGCGAGTATTGTTCCCGGATTTGGATTGGCCGGAGTTACGCCAGTTCCATATCCGCCAGTTCCATATCCGCCAAGCCCATAACCGCTACCCTGCGGCAATGGAGCTTCGGTAATCCAGTAGGTAAGACTAAGATCGCCGCCATTCATGTCCTGAGTGTCAGACGATGTAGCCTCGTTTTGGGCAATAATATTAAATGAAACGCCGGCAACTACGCTTTCAACAATGTAGGTGCCCTGTATAACGATGCCGCCAACAGTCGTCGGAACGATGAATGAGACAGCCTGACCTATAAGATAGGTATGATCTGCAAGATTGACCGTTACAGAACTGCTTCCGCTGGTCGTAACAAATTCAGGAACCGCCCCGCCGTTAGCGACAGTCGAGGTTGCAGCGGCCTGTGCGATGATCTCATAGGATGTTGCGCCAGTAATAGAATTAATTGGATAAGCGCCGCTTAGGACCACGCCGCCTATCGAAACAGGGGTGTTAAAAACAACAGTGTAATACGTGGAAACGGGAGTAAACACCGCGTCCGTTATTTCAAACACGTTGCTCCCGGACGTTGATGATATGTCAGGCGTCACATCATCGGTATTGAATCTGGGAGATATATCTTTCGCAGTATTGCTAAAGTAGGCGTATAGGTTCGTTGTTGTTCCTATGCCCAGATATCTTTGGTTATTTAATCCCTGCCATGCGTGCAAATCAGTGACATAGCCACTAAACTGCGTATTTGTATAAAGCTGGCATCCGCCACGCTTCTCAGGGATCTTGTCCCGCCACCGGATAAAATTCGATTCGGAAATACCCTGTGCGTTGTCGGCCAGTGTCTTTTCAACATCGACACTAGGAATGATGCGCAGGGTTTCAAAGGGCATGTTATCTTACCGGCGGGTTTGCGACGGCAGAGAAGCTGGTCCAGCCGGGGCCAGCAAACTTTTTCCGAAGCTCTTCAGAATTGGCAGACGCAAACAGCCTCTCGTATTGGCTTTCCCACGATACTGCTTGAGCAGGATTGTCAGATTGGGAGCCAAAATCACGCTGATATCCCGTGGCAAAAATCATGCTGCCAGCAAGGAATAGATCAGGAAGATATTCCGTCAGGAACGTGGTTGAATTAGACGAAGAAAGCGGGTTTGGCCTGATTGTGCCAATGACTTCGACTGTATACGAGGCATTTGGCCACGGTCCAACAATGATATTAAACTGGTCAATCATCGCAAAGAATTGCGGAAGACCAGCCCCAGTTGAACTGTTCCAGACCGTGTCCAGAAAATCTCTCGCAACCGGTTGCAAGGCGTTTCGCGTGCCGCTGTCTGCCGCACTGCCAGCGGGCGTTATGACATTCATTCCCTGAACAGTGACAAATTTCCCGTTCGACGTTGTCGGTAGGGTAAAATTCCTATTAGACGCAGAAAAAGACGCAGAATCGTTGCGAACAACTGTATTTAATAGGTCCAACTCGCGATAAATACGCTGCTCTGCGTAGTCAATCATGCCCGGAAGCATGGTTTGAAATTGCGCCGTCGTCGGATCAACCGCCATGATGTTGGCAATCTGAGCGACGTAAGTGGTATAATTAAGCGACATCAGTGCTTATCCACTTTTGTATCGAGTCGATCAAAGATTTTGCCCAGCATGTCTTTGATTTCTCTCATGTTATCCGCAAATTCATCTCTGCGGATGTAATTTCTTGGAAGCTCTACCTCCAACTCATGGAGGTCTTCCCGAAGCTTATTCACAGCCTCCCAAAGGACGCGCGCAAACCACCCCAGCGCAGCGAGAATTGCCCCCGCTGCGAGGTTAATAATCATTTGGGAATCCATGTGATAAGGCTCCGCCGGCCGATATAAGCACGTAGAAACGGCTTGTATATTTTTACAATAAAATCAGGCCGATGCCAACCCCTCCATAAAATCCACATTGGCCTTCAGGCGGGGATCATCCGGGGTCTTTTCAAGCGCCAGTTTAGCCTGCACAAGGGCTATATCCTTCATTCCCATCTCCCACGCTGAGACCGACGCAAGATCATGCGCCCAATGGCCCCAAACGGCGGGGTCGCAAGTATAGACCTGCTCCCTGTGGATAATTTTTAGCGCCCTCATGGAATAGGCAAAACACTCTTCCCACCGCCTAAGCTTATACATAAGCATAGCAAGCTCGCACCAAGGTTCCCTTGTCACAGGAGCCTCAGAGCAGGCCATATGATACGACTTTTCAGCATCCACCTGCTTGTTTAAAGCTTCGTAGCACTTGCCCATAACACGATAGGCATAGCAACGCTCATTATGCCAAATCGCACCCGGCAATTCTAAATACCGTTTACATTCCTTTATGGATTCTTCCCACCGCATATGGAAAGACAATTCCCGCGCATAATAAAATGCATTACGCGGACAGATTGGATCTTCCTTAACAGAAAGAGCCAGAAGGTCTAAATACTGTCCACGGCTTTTGGTTGGGTCAGGATGATGGCTAACCAAAAGTCTATTTGTATGAGCATAGACTTCGTTAATCCTGCCATCGGGGCGAGGATATTCGTGGCAGGGATGGTGCCAATGATAGCCATGCCTTGCATGAATTTTCTCATACTGAAACTTTATGCCCATCCCCCAATCGAACATATAGCGCAAACGTGTAACGCCATCTGTCCAGACGCGCTCAATTTCATCGCGCCAACCGGGCTCAAGAACCTCATCCAGATCAAGAGAAATGCAAACATCAATGTCTCTAGGCACAAGAGCAAGGGCAGCATTTCGAGCGTGGTCAAAACGCCAAGGGCTGATACATATGGAGTAAACATCTGCGCCATGTATTCTCGCCTTGATCGCCGTATCGTCCGTTGAACCTGTATCAGCTATTAAAATCAAATCAGCGTCTGTCGCAGATTCGCAGAACCTTTGAACAAATTTTGATTCGTTCTTTGATATTGCATAAACGCATATTTTGAGTTTCTTTCTGTTTCCTTTTGTAGTCATCCAGTGCTGCTTGGCATAAACAGCGCCATCCCCCTTATATTGTGGGGCATCAAAATGTTCGGGTATAAAAGTATAATCTGGAAGGATTTTAACATTGTCGGGCTTCAGTTTCTCATAATTATTTGTAAGACGTTTTGGCCCGACAGAAAACCATGCATGGTCAACCAGAATATCTTTATCTGGCGTCTCCTTAATATCTTCAATAATATCAAGAAAAAATTGTAATCCCGGAGCAGAAGCCATATACCCAACAGATATAAGCCCCGGCCTTGTCTCAGTATTTTCGTATGTCAAAACAATTTTTTGGTCAAAAAGATCATCGTCCAAAGTGCGTATGCATTCGCTATCTGCGTCAACGCACAATCCGCCTTCGCGAAACAAAATCTCATAACGCATCAAATCAGCGACGCCGTGATATGACCCGGCATCCCACATTTTCTGCATGTAGACCTTGTTGATCCAATCTACATTATTATATTCCTCATTGCCCCAAATCTTGACTGTCCATTCTGGATTTTTATCAATCCATGAATTTATATATCCATTGGGGCGCTTTGACTCATCCCCAATCCAGACAATGTGAATAGTTTTTGGAATCCTGATCGGCATGATCTACCCCTTTTGCCAGCGCGGCTGGGTTGCTTGATGACGTTAAACGATTATCTTTTGGGCCTCCACAAAAAGATCGTCTACTTGGCTATCATTTAAACCCAAGGCAGAAGCCAAATAATCAATCATGGGAGATGATCTATTCCATATAACTGCATGATTCCATGCAATCTTTGTTTCTGGACTTGTGGCTGGATTGTTTATAATTGATTCTACAGCCGAAAAATACCCTGCTTTTGAAAGCGCCATTCTACCCTGAAAGGGCGTGCAGCTTGCAGAGTTTCGCCAAGCCTTTAGCTCAACATTACTTCTCCAAGCCTTAATATCTAAATCGGCCTCCACATCAACTGGAGGATTTCCGGGAACCAAAACCCACCCCCCATTTTCCCACATAGCATGATGACCCTCTTGAGCGGGTGGCGCTATTGGGGTGTAAAAATGAAGAAAATCATGCAGTTCATCTTCAGATTCAACAACAATGGACTGACCTGTGTAACACAAATCAGACTTGCGATATGTATATAGAATCATCGGTCAATTCCTGTCCTGCATGATGCTTGCGGAAATTTTCATTATACCCAAAATCAGAATCTCTTGCATTACTATATTAGAACGTGATGCTGCCCGATCCTGTCCATCTATAAATACGATATCCACCAGATACAGTAACAGTGGGAGAGCCCGTCGTGGCCGTAGCGGCAAGGAACGTGTCGGGATAGCGTATAATTACGACGCCTGATCCGCCTGCTCCCGAAGGGGCATATGTGTTAAGTGGAGATGAAGCACCGCCCCCGCCCGTGTTTGCAGTTCCAGAACCACCTTGCCCGTTAGCAACGGAGCTTCCGCCGCCGCCAAGCCCACCTGATACAGAGCCGTTGCCACCAGCACCGCCGCCAGCATAATATGTTGATGTGCCCGTTATAGATGACGCAAGGCCATTGCCCCCCGGACCGGGCGTAAAAGCAGAGGTATTTGGATTGCCGCCAACAGCGCCAGCGCCACCGCCACCCGCTCCACCATAAGATGCGGCAAAACCAGTGCCGCCGTTGTTCCCTTGGCCAGATGTTCCAGTTCCAGCAGTGGTAACAAGCTGGCCGCCCCCTCCGCCCGATCCACCCGATTGCCCACCCAGACCGCTACTGCCACCACCGCCGCCACC